GAAAGATCCCGATCGTGTGGGGGGGCTGTTCATTTGTTACGGGGGCGGGTGAGGGGCCGAGTGGCGGGAGGCCGCGTGCTGACTGGGGTTCAGGGGTTTGGAGCCTGGCGGGGATTTGCGACGGGGTTCGCGTGAATTGCTCAAAATGTGAGCACATTTGCACCGGATTTGATACGCGCTGACCACCCGCTGTACAAAAATGCGCGCACCTGGTGAAAAGTAACGGCCTGGGGCGCGCCGGTATCGGCTGACAGCCGGGCCATCAGAGCCCGCCGGGCTTCTTTGCCATGATGTAGGTGTAAGTTCGCTGCAGCTCGTCAGTTGAGAGCGCGGTAAGTGATTCGGCGCCGAAAGCCTTGCGAATGTAGGGTTTATAGGCCTCAGCGTCGCCGAGTTGGTTCTTGCAGCGGGCCTTGATGGCGCCGATGCGCTTGGCGCGCCAGGCCGTGCCCTTCGCCGGGGCGCTGGCCATGTTGCGCAGCTTGGCCATCTCGGTTTTGATGAAACCCACGACGATATCGAAGCGCTCGAGCGGGATCAGGTGGTACGAGGTCACGCCGGCTGCGCCATTGATGCGGCTCCAGGCGGCGGCGTCGGTGAGCGGGCTTCGCTTGATGCTGTTGTGCAGGCCGATCCACTCGACGCGCAATGTGTTGATGGCGACCTTTTGATCGTCGGTCACGACGCCGTCGCCCGGTGTAACGACCACGCGCGGGCGCGGGGGGCGGGCCACGGCGTAGTGGTGTACATCGCCGGCGACGATCTGCTGGGCCGAGAGCCCATTCCCATTGATCTGGATGACGTTGCCGCCAGCAGCCAGGGCCGCGGGGGCTTTTCGGGTGCGGGGGCGGGCGGGCTGGCGGGATTCGCCGAGCAGCGACACAAGCTGGGCTTTCTTGTCTTCCGGGTTGCTCATTGGATAGGCCTCGTTAGTGTGGCGCGGCGCGCCATTTCACAAAGGCCAATGTTAGCAAGCGTTTCGGGGCTTTTCAGTGCATTCCGTCGCCATGGCGTGACGATTCACGCAACCAGCCGCAGGACCTTGGCCGAGAGCGGGCGCACCCGCTCAAGCTCGCCATCGGCGAGATCCACCAGCAACTCCACCGCCTGCATGAATTTTTCCGGCGGCAGAAAGCGGCCCTGCGCCACCTGCCATTCCTGAAGCACCTCGACCGCCAGGCGCCAGGTGTCGCCCACCGGGGCCGACGCGGGCGCCGCTGCAGCCGCCTTCAGCTCCGCCCGGGTCTTGGGTGGGCGACCGGTGGCCAGCCAATCTACAAAAACCCCTCCAACCCGCGAAATTGCGACCAGATTCTCAAGCCCAGGCAGCTTTTCTCCCCTGAGGTAGGCGCCAAGCAGGCTGTCTGAAAAGTTGCATTCCTTGGCAAACGAAACGAGCTTCCGATCCGCGATCACCTCGCGCAAGCGGTCCTTGAAACTAAGTTCCGATTCGCTCTTTTGAATCGGAACTGCAGCAGGTATCGAATCGGAACTGTTCCGATTCTCCTGATGCCTTGATTTCACGGGAATATCTTTCACTTTTGCTCTCCCGATGAAAAAAAATGAATCGGAACGCTCAATAGTTGTTGACGACTACCACTATTGAGCGAATAATCAAACACAGCGAAACAGAACCTATCGGAAGGGTAAGCGATGAATGCAGGTCTGTCCAAGAAAAAGGTGCGCTCGCTCAAGGAGGCGCGTGAGGCGTTTCACCGCTCGGGCAAAAGCGTGGTGGACTGGGCGCGAGAACACGGTTTTTCGGTGGCGCTGGTGTATCTGGTGCTGGGCGGGCACCGCAAATGCCAGCGCGGCCAGAGCCACCGTATTGCAGTGAAGTTGGGCATCAAGGATGGCGTGATCGACGAGTGATCGCGCCGGGGTTTTCAACCAGGAGAAAGGCAATGGAAATGAATAAACTGATGGTGGATGCACCGCTTTTTTTGCGCTACGCGGTGCAGGCGGGCGTGGGTTTCAGGGTGGCGGCGTTGTTGTGGCGGCAGACGGGGCAGACCGAACCGCTGCCGGACGTGCTCGACAAGCGGGTGTATGACGCCCTGCCCGCCCAGTGGGCGTATGCCGCGCTGGCGCCGCAACTGGACGGGCGTGAACGGCTGCTCATGATTGAGGCCCTGGCGCAGGTGGATGTGCGGCTCGGCGGCGCGGTGTTGCTGGCGATGGCGCGGCGCCTGTTCTTGCCGGAATTGCCGGCCGGCCACGAAGCCCGCCCGCCTACCGAGGCCTTGCTGGATACCTTTGAGGGCTGGGTGCTGGGCAACGAGCCGGCCGACCGCTATGTGGCAGAAGCCTTTCGCTACCGCAGCCGCTTCGGCACGAGCTTCACGGCCATGGGCCGTGACCCGCAGCACGAGGATCTTTTCGAGGCGATGCCCGCCGAGGGCCTGTGCTGCGCGCTGGGTGAATCGCGGTGGCGGCTGGCCCATCACTGGGTTTCATTCGGGCGCTACCTGGCGAAGCAGAACCAAGCCTGGAACGGGCTCACGCAGGCGAGAGACGCCATCGACGAAACCGTGTTCGTGGCCTTCGACCCCGCGGCCGACGAGCAAGCCACCGTGGCCGCCCAGGGCATGATCGACGAGCTCTACGACACTGAAGTCGACCTTGCCCTGGCGGCGCGAGACGATGCGCTGCTGGCGGTGCTGGCCGACATTGAGCCGTCGTTTTACGGCGTGTGGGCGCGCCAGGCCTGAGGGGCTGCGATGAGCCAATCACCACCTAAATTCGAATGGGCGGCCTTCATGCCGCCCAAGGGCTGGGGCGTCAGATCCGCTGAAGCGACTCGTTCAGCGCCCCCAACATCGCCGCTGCGCCGGCTTCTCCAATGCGTTCGAGCTGTGCTCGGGCGCCGGCCAGGTTGCTGAACAAATGATCACGTTCGACGTGGCCGGAATCGACCAGCGTCTTGACCAGGGCGGTCAGCGCATAGTTGAGCGCAAGCGCTTTTTCGTCGGCCGGTGTGTCGTTGTTTTCCATGAGGGTTCTCCAGTGATGAATGGACTGCAAGTGGCTAGCCTGCGCCCGCATTCTGGCACGAACCCTCACCCTTACTCAGGAGGCCGCCATGCTTGACCCCGCGAAGGGCTGGTACAGCGCCCAAGAACTGGCAGGACTGCCCGGCATGCCGACGACGGATCGCGGCATAAAGAAGTCTGCCGAAAAAAATTTGTGGAAATATCGCTCTAAAGAGCGAGGCAAAGGCCTCGAATACGCCCTGCACTCACTTCCGAGCGAAACCCAGCGCCACATTCTGGGCCTGGCGCTCGATGCCACGGTGGGCGGGGCGGCGGCGGCGCCGGCCAACACCCTGCCGGCGGTGCAGGCGCCGGGGCCGGTGGTGACGCTGCGTGGGCAGGTGCGCAAGTCCGCCGCGCTGGTGCCGATGAGCGACTGGCACCGCAACTACCAGGACGCGGCGCTGATTCTGTGCCGCGCGGTGGAGGCTGCGATGGCGGCGGCCGATTGCTCGGTGAAGCGCGCCTGCACCGAGCTGGCCGCACGGCTGGTGAGCGGTGAGGCCCGCCCCGAGCTGCAGGACGCAGCACTTAAAACCTACCTCAAGCCGCGCAAGGCCGCCGGCCCGCTGGGCGGGGCGTCGGCCCAGCTGGGGCGCCTGCAGCGAATGATGAGCTTTTACGAGCAGGGCCGGCTGGCGGGCGATGTGGGCTTGTATCTGGTGCCCGGCAAACCCGAAAAAACCGGCCATGACCCGGTGCATGTGGCGGCCTTTTTGCTGTTCTACTGCGTGCCGAGCCGCCCGCCGGTGAGCGACACCTATCGCAAGATGGTGCCCTACCTGGCCGAGCGCGGGCTGACGGCGCCGAGCTACAGCACGGTGACGCGCATCGAGAACGAGCTGCCGGTCACGGTGAAATACCGTGGCCGAATGACGGGCAGCGAGTGGCGGGCATTGAAGCCCTACATCGAGCGCGATGTGTCGATGTTCCACAGCAACGACATCTGGGTGGGCGACGGCCACAGCTTCAAGGCCAAGGTGCAGCACCCGATTCACGGTCAGCCCTTCACGCCCGAGATCACGGTGATCATCGACTGGGTGAGCCGCAAGGTCGTGGGCTGGAGCGTGGCCCTGGCGGAATCGACGGTGGCGGTGTCGGATGCCTTTCGGCATGCGCAATCACTGACGCGCGCCCGCCCGCTGGTGTACTACAGCGACAACGGCAGCGGCCAGACCGGAAAAATGATCGACTGCCCGGTGGCCGGCACCCTGGCGCGCCAGGGCATTGCGCACGAAACCGGCATTCCCGGCAACCCGCAGGCGCGCGGCATCATCGAGCGGCTGTGGCAGGTCACGCTGATCCCGTTGGCGCGCGAGTACCCGACCTGCACCTGGCGCGGCGCGGACGAGAACGCCACCACCAAGATGCTGAAGCTCTTGAACCGCAAGGATGGCGGTGGGGTGCGCATTCCGAGCTTCCGCCAACTCATCGATGACGTGGCGCGGGTGGTGGACGCGTACAACCTGCACCACGCACACCGCGAGCTCGACGGTAACGCGCCCGAAGACGAATACCAGGCGCGGCTCGACAAAGACTCGATCGTGTTTGGCCCGTCTGACGCCGAGCTGGCCGCCCTGTGGATGCCCGAAGTGGTGCGTGTGCCCCAACGCGGCCGGGTGAGCCTGTTTGGCAATACCTATTGCAAGGGCGACCTGGTGGAGTTGCTGGCCGAGGGTGAAAAGGTGCGGGTGCGCTACGACCTGCACAACGCCCGCCAGGTGTGGCTGCTCACGCTCGCCGGCGTGTATCTGGGCACCGCTGACTGGGAGAGCCACCGCGAAGCCGCCTTTCCGGTGCCGAAGATGGACCAGCTGCGTGCCGAGCGCGCCGCCGGCAAGACCGCGCGCGGCGAGCGAATCATTGCCGAGGCGCAGGCCGAGCTGGGCGATGTGTTCGAGCTCATGCCGGTCGAGCGGGTGCCACAAATCGACCTGGCCGGCGCGATCAGCGATGCCGAGCTGGCCGAGATGGAGGCCCGCCCGCCCCGCGCCAACCCCCTGCCCGACCTACTGGCGATGGCCGATGCCGAGCCTGCAGACGACGCGCCCGCAGCCCCCGCCGGCATGGATTACCTGCAGATGGCTACCTGGCTCGCCGGCGATGCGCTCGACCCTGAAGACGACAGCGACCAGGCGCGCGCGCCTGCCGGAAAAGACAAAGCCGCCGGATAGCACCCACTACCCGACGGCCCGAAGCAAAAACGTTCAACCAGACAGGAGCATACATGAAACACCAATTCGTAAAAACCGAAAATCACCGCCGCTTTCTGGCCTCGGTGTCGATGCTGCAGAACCGCGGTTCGGAAGAGCGCTGCCTGCTGCCGGTCACCGGCAAGCCGGGCGTGGGCAAGACCCGGGTGGTGGACAACTGGGGCGCCAGCGCCGACGCGGTGATTCTGGAAGGCATCCCGGGCATGAGCCTGGCCTACCTGAAATCCGCCCTGAAGGCCGAAACCGGGGTGAAGGAGCGCGGCGGGTTCGCCGAATTCAAAGCGCTGGCGGATTTCTTCAAGGGGGACGAAGAAAACAAGATTCCGCCCCGCCCGATCATTCTGGACGAGTGCCAGCACGGCTTTCGCGACAAGGCCGAGTGCATCGAGTACCTGCGGCGCCTGGCCGAGAAGGCCGGCACGATGCTGGTGTTGGTGTGCCACACCAGCGAAAGCTACCTGCTGAGCAAATACGAGCACATCAAGACCCGGGTGGGCTGCGTGTGCGAGCTGCTGCCGCCCAGCCTCGAAGACACCGCGCTCTATGCCCGCGAGCTGTGCGAAGTGGGGCTCGATGACGCCCTGATCGCCGAGGTGCACAAGCAAAGCGGTGCCCGCTACCGGCTCATCTCCGATGCGCTCGCCAACCTCGAGCGCATCGCCGAGAAGATGGCCAAGACGGCGCTGACGCTCGGCGACGTGAAAGGCCTGCCGCTGTGCCAGGACTGGGAGAAAGCGCTCAAGCCCAGCGTCGATAAAACCGCCCGCCCGCGTGCTGCCCATGGAGGTAAAAAGTGAGCTTCACCTCGCAATCGGTACTGATCGAAATCGTGCGCGGCACGACCCAGCTCACCCCGCTTGCCGCCGCCGTGGGCGCGAACAAGCGCGAGGTGGTGCTGGCGGTGCATCGGCTCAAGCAGCGCGGGCTGGTGGTCTCGGCGGGCCTGGGCCAATACGCCGCCACCGAGGCGGGCCGGGCGTTTTTAACCGCCGGGCGCGAAGTGAAGGGCGGGCAGGATACCCCCCGCCCCCGCACCCGCACGCGGGGCTTGCGCCAGCGCGCCTGGTGGGTGATGCGGGCGCGCCGGGTGGTGAGCCTGCCCGAGCTGCTGTCCACACTGGCCGATGGCAGCGAGCGCGACGCAGGGGCCAACCTGGCGAAGTATGTGCGGGTGCTCGCGCGGGCCGGCTACCTCGCCGAGCTACCCCAGCGCATGGCCGGCCAATCGCCCCAAAGCAACGGTTACAAGCGTTATCGGCTGGCGCGAGATAACGGGCGTCTGGCGCCGGTGCTGCGCCAAAGCCAGGGCGCTGTTTACGACCCCAACACCGGCGAGCTGTTTCACCTGGCAGGGGGTGAAGCATGAGCCGCCCTGCCCTGGATCTGCTCGCCGAGCAGCTGCACGCCGGCAAAACGATCACGCAGGTGGCCGCCGAAATCGGCTACAGCCGCCCCGCGGTGTCGCGCTACCGGAACGGCTCGTATGCCGAGGCGGCCGACAAGCTCGAGGCCGCCATCGTGCGGGCCTACGACCGGCGCCATTGCCCGCATCTGAATGAGCCGGTGGAGCCCGCCCTGTGTGCAAAAAAGGCCCTCGCGCCCCGGCCCTTTGGCGGTACGACGCGCCTGGTCTGGTGGAAAACCTGCCAAAGCTGCCCCCACAAACCTGAACAACCCGAGGTGAAGCCATGACCCCCACCCAATTCGCCGAACGCCGCGTGTTGCCGCTTGTGTGCGCCTTCGCCGCCGGCGTGCTGATCGCCCTCGAAGCCAGCGCCATCGACGAGCGCAAAGCCAACCGCACCGCAGTGCGCGCGATCGCCGTCGCCCAGCACTACGCGCAAACCTGCGACCTTGCCTGGCCGCCCATCGACGCCGCCGACCTGCCCGAGCTGGTCGCCAACTGGAGGACTGCACCATGACCGCCATTCCCCGCAACACTGTTGTGAAGATCCCGCTGACGCGCTCGGCTCAACTCGAGGTCCGCGATGACGGTAACGGATGTGTAGGTTTTATCGTCCACATCGACGGTGCGCCCGTTTCGCCGTCGTGCGGTTTTGATTACCACTACTGCGGGCTTTTTGAACAGCTCACTTCGATAGGGACGGGCTTCGCCGGGAACCTCTACCTCAAAGGCTATGTGGTCGGCGAGATCACTTTTGACCGCAGAACCGTGTCGGGCTACGTTGGCGAGCACAGCTGGAATTGCGCACTCGCCGATGACACCTACCAGGCGGTGTGCGCCATCTTTCGGGGGGCCGCAAAGTGACCACAGCGCCCCACCACGAACGCCGCGCCTCCGAATGGATGCGCCAAACCGTCGCCCTGGTGCAGGCCCAGCACCGCCGCGCCGCCGTCACCACCCGCCAGGCCGCTGAGTGGCTGTACTGCTACGGCGTGCCGCTGAATGTGGCCCTGCGCGTGATCGCCGGGAGGCACGCATGAGCGCCCAAGCCGTGGCGGACCTCCCCGACCGCATCCTCCAAAAGATCGCCCGCGCCTGCAGCAAGCGCCCGGCGCGCGCGCTCGACGTGCTCGCCCTGGTGGGCGGTGCAGAGGCCGAGTTCTGGGCCAGTCTCGAGGCGCTGATCAGCGGCAAGGCCATCAACACCGCGCACATCCAGCGCCAGGCCGACCCCGAGCCCTGGCTCGCGATCTGGCCCACTGGCGTGCATCGGCCCGCCGCCGGCTGGACCAACAACGCGCATTCGTGCCTGTTCACCCCCAGCGAGCCCATGCGCGACACCGCCCACAAGACCGACTCCACCCGCGTGCGGGCCGAGCCCAAGCCGGCCCCGGCGCGCCCCTTCGAGCCGCTGCCTGCCAACCCGCTCAAAAGCCCGGTGCAGCGCGCCATCCTCGCCGCCACCCGCGGCCGCTCGCAAGCCAACGCCCTGCGCGTGCCCGACCTCGCGGCCGTGATCGGCAGCAATAACGAGAACCTCAACAGCTCGCTCGCCATCCTCGAGCGTGACGAACGCATTGCCCTGTGCCGCGTTTCCGCGCCCGACGCCGCGGGCCGTGCGCGCCACATCCGCGCCGTCTACGACCCCACCGCCCCAGCCGAAGCATCCCCGCAATCCCCACCCGCCCCGCAACCCCCCCAGGAGCCCACCCCGATGACCAACCCCAAGCACAGCGCAACCGCCGGCCGTGACTACGCCCGCCCCCTGCAGGCCCGCATCCTCGCCGCCGTCGCCGGCCTGGCCCGCGCCGACGCCATCACCTGCGACGAGCTCGCCCTGCGCACCGACGCCAGTAAAGAGACGCTCGCCAGCAGCCTGCGCATCATGCGCACCGAAAACACCATCGGCCACTGCCAAATCCGCAGCCCGCGCGGCAAGCCGGTGCACGGCTATTTCGACCACGAAGCCCAGGCCTCGCTCAATGCGCTGCTCGGCGAGTCGCCCGAGCCTGAACCAGAGCCTGAACCCGAGCCCGCGCCCGATGCGCCCGAAATCAACTACGACCCCGACGACGTCGCACTCCCGCCTGCTCGGCGTGCCGCACAACACCGCCGAGGCCACCGGAGCCGCAGCATGATCATCCGGCACTATACCCACAGCAGCCTGGCCGGGCGCCTGCTCATGGCGCTGCGCGCCGGCGAGATCCCACTCACCGGGCTGGCCGAGCGATTCGGCTGCACCACAGTCAAGCATGTGGCCCCGCAGCTGCTCCGCGCCGGCCTGATCGAGCTGAACCATGAAGACCGGATTGACAAAGCCTACCGCCTCACCCCCGCCGGCCGGGCCGCCTGCCCCAGCCGACGTGACGCCGTACAACCCCAAGCCATGAGGATTTCAGCATGACCCGCAACAGCCTACCCCCCACCCTCGACGCCATCCGCCAGGCCGCCGACCGCCTCGCCGTCGCCCACGCCGCCACCACCGCCCGCGCAGCCCTCTGCCAGGACGAAATCAAGGCCGCAATCGAGCCCATCTATACCCGCCACCGCGACGGCCTCGACGCTGCGGCTGATGAAGAGGCGGTCGCTCACCGCGCCCTGATGGCGCTCCTCGAGCTCGCCCCGCACCTGTTCGTGAAGCCGCGCAGCATCAGCATCAACGGCGTGCGCGCCGGCTACCGCAAGGCTGAAGACAGCCTCGACTGGGGCGACGACGAGGCACTCATCAAGCGCATCCGCGCGCTCATGGGCGAGCAGTCCGACCTGCTCATCCGCACCACCGAAACCATCGTCGCCGACGCCCTCGGCCAGCTCGACGGCAAGCAGCTGCGCGCCCTGGGCGTATCGACCATCACCGGTGCCGACCAACCGTTCATCACCGTGGGCAGCGCCGACGTGGAAAAGCTCGCCCAGGCCCTGCTGGCCGACGCCATGCGCAGGCAGGGCGAAGACGACAAGCCGGCCAAGAAGGGCAAGGCGAAGGTGGCGGCCAAGGCGAAGGCGTGATGCTGGCGCCACTATTCGGCCCGCTGCAGCTGAGCAGCAAAGTCGGCGACCACGAGACGCACATCGTCACCTTTGACGCCGCGCGGCTCTCCCAGGTGCGTCACGCCTGCGAAGCGCTGGCGGATGCGTCCCGAGGCCCGGTCGGGTTTCGCATCTGCACCATCGGCGGCGGCGAGGTCGCCACCGTCGAACCCTACAAGCCGCCACAGCATAAACCCTGACAACTCAGACCCAAGGAAACCGTGGGGCAGATAACGGAACCAGCCGGTACGGAAAAAGCAAAGAGCGCGCCTGCGAAAGCGAAAGCGCTGCCGGGAGCCGGCACCCAACCTACAAACACTGGAGCAACTGCAACATGACCAAGAACGAACTCATCGCCGCGATTCACGACTGCATCGCCGGCGAAAGCCTGCCCGTCAAGCGCGACAGCATCGAAGCCGTACTCGAAGCCGCCGCACACGTCATCACCGCGCATTTCGCCTGCGCTGATGACGGCATCGACGCCGAGGCCGTCCTGCCCGGCCTGGGCAAGCTCAAAACCACCACCCGCGCCGCTCGCACCGGGCGCAACCCGCAAACCGGCGCCGAGATCCAGATCCCGTCGCGCATCGCGGTCAAGTTCGTGGCCGGCAAAGCGCTCGACGAAGCCCTCAACCCCACCTGACCCGAGCCGCCTGGCTCGATGGCCTGCCCCCGCGGGCCATCCGGCAAGGCCACTCACGCAGGGAGAGCAACATGCCGCACCTGGTAGAACCCCCGCACCACACCGCAGCCGGCTGGCTGCATGCGCTGATTCTGTGGCTGATGCCCATTGACGAGGAGTAACACCATGAACGCCCCGCACCTACCCCAGGCCGAACCGACCCCCGAGCAGCTGCGCGCCCGGGCTGCACGCCTGCGTGAGTACGCTTGCCATGCAGATGGCCCCGCTTACAACGATTACCTGCGCGAAGCCTCGGCGCTCGAGGCCCGCGCCCGCCAGATCGAGCAGGGCGCCTGAGCCATGGCCGCAGCCCCCAAGCCCACCCCCAAAAAGACCCCGGCCGACTGGATGGCCCAGAGGAAGCGCGCCATCTTCGCCGCCTGCAAAGCCAACGGCATCGACAACGACGCCCGCCGGCTGATCGTCAAAAACATCACCGGCCGCGACAGCATGGCCGACTGCACGCTGCTGCAGCTGGGCGAGGTGCTCGACCACCTCAACCGTGGCAAAAAGGGCTATGCCGGGCGCGCGCGCGTGACCCCGTCTGCCGACCGCGCCCCGCTGCTGGCCAAGGTCGACGCCCTGCTGGCCGAGCTGCACCGCGTCACCGGCGAAGTGCGGCCGCTGTCCTACGCTGACGGTATCGCGCGCCGGGTGTGCAAACGCTCGAGCCTGGACTTTTGCGACCCGGCCGACCTGCGCAAAGTGGTGGCCGCGCTCACCCGCACCCTGCAGCACGCGGTCGACAAAGAGGTGCCCTGAGCCATGGCCCGCAAGCGCCCGCCGCCGCTGCTGGAATCCGACCTGCCCGAGTCGGCCCGCAACCTGGTGCGCCTCATCGGCTGGGCCAAGGCCCAGACCTTGATCGAAGCCCGGCCCGGCGTGCCGTTCCCCATGCCGCTGCGCCGCGACGCCAATAGCGCCGGGGCTGCGCGTTATGAGCACCTGGTGGAGCTGGTCGGCGCACGCTCGGCCGAGATCCTGCACCGTGAATATGCCGGGTCAGACATGCCGGTGCCCGCCTGCAAGAAAGCGATCGCCGCCGCAGCGCACCGCGCCATGCGGGCGCGCTATGACCAGGGCGCCACGCTGGAAGACATCGCGCTGGAATTCGGCTGCACGCCCCGGTGGGTGAGCGTGGTGCTCAAGCGCAGCGACGAGGCATTCGGGCAGGTGCTCGAGCGTAGCGGGCAGATGGGGTTGTTTTGAGATCGACAATCATCACAGTCGCAGACAATTATTCGATTGATATGCGCCCCGCGCGCTTAGAAACCCGATATAAGTAGCACTTGCGCGATTGACATGAGGGCATTGTATGAAAAGAGGGATTCTGGCGGTTTTGATGGCGCTGGTGGTTCTGCCTGCGCAGGCATGTTACGAGCTGCACAATGGAACAGTGTTGCTGTCTCGCACCGCCTCTCCGCCGTTTGACATCAGCTATGACGAAACCGGGCCTAGTGCAGCTATCCGGGCGTCTCAAGCGCGCGGAGAACATCTCGTCATGTCGCCCCGGCCTTGCGATGATCATAATGTCGAACAGGCAAGATACGCATCGTATGGCCCGCCGCTTGGCGGCCGTGGTGCCTCGGTTGGTGCTGGGTACGGTAATTCTGTGCGCGATACGGCGGGAACAGACGTGCAGGTAAGGGCCTACACCCGCAAAGACGGCACTTACGTGCCGGCACACACCCGCGCTGCGCCCGGACGCGGAAAGAACCGGAAATAAGGGGGTAAAGATGAAAAGTCTTATTTTCGCCCTGCTCGCAGGTCTCGCATTACCTGCATGGGCAGAACAAAGTTCAGATGAAATGCGGCGAGATATCGAGCTAGAGTTTCAGCGCCTACAGGCCCGTGACGAAAGGTCATCCACGCAACCGCCTTCCAAGCCTGCCGAAACCCGCCCCGCGACCAGCTATACAGCCACGCCGCAGGCTGTAGTCGTAAACAGCCCATGGGATGCTTCAGTCCATCAGGTTGAGCGTTACCTCAAGCGCGTCCTCAAAGACCCAAAGTAGTATGAGGGGATCGAGTGGTCCAAGGTTGTGCCGGTCGGCTCCGGGTTTGTGGTGCGCCACAGATACCGCGCTCGCAACAGCTTTGGCGGATATGTGGTCGAGAACAAAATGTTCGTGCTTGATCAGCGTGGCGAGGTTGTGGAGGTGAGCAATTATCCGTGACAGCCAGGCTCAGCGCCAACCCAATCCCAGCCCGCCACGCGCGGGCTTTTCTTTGCCCGCCCCTGAACCCCTTCACCTTCCGCCCCTCGCGCGCGCGCGGCGATCATGCCTCATGACCAGCCCCCTTGAAACATGCGGCAGCTGTGGGCGCTTCAAGCGCCGGCACGCCGACCGTATTGCGGGGTTTGGCTTCGGCGTGTGCGCCATGCTGCCGGTGGGGGTTTACCCCGCTCCGCGGTCAGCCTGCCGATTCGACCCTTCGAAATGGACGCCTGCCGCCAATGAAAAACCTGCTGTCCCCGCTGCCCCGCCTGACTGACTGGATCGTCATCACCCTGGCGCTGACCCTTGCGGTGCTGCTGATCGCCCCGCAGCAGATCCCGGTCAGCCTCTACAAGCTGAGTCTCGTGAGCCTGGCCGCCGTGGCCGGCTACTGGGTCGATCGCAGCATGTTCCCCTACGCCCGGCCGCACCAGTGCCGCGAGCTGATGCGTGATGACCTCGGGCTGATCTTTTGCGCCGTGATGCTGCGCCGGGCGCTGATCGTGTCTGCCGCCATGCTGGCCGTGGGCCTGGGGGCCTGACCGTGCGCCGCGAGCCGCGCGACCCCTTCGATGTGTTGCGCGACGAGATCGAGGCCGAAGAGCGCGAGATCAACGCCCGCGTGATCTGGTCGCTGCGGGTGGCTGTGTTTCTGGCGGTGCTGGCCGTGCTGGTGGTGTTGGTGCTGCTGCCAATGGGGGTGGCGCATGCCCAGGTTGGGCAGATTCCGTCGGTCGCCCACCGCTACCGTGCCGAGCTGGTGCGCGCCGCCCATGCCCACTTTGGGCTCAATGCCCCGGTGGCCGTGTTCGCTGCGCAGGTGCACCAGGAAAGCGCGTGGCAACCCAACGCGGTGAGCCGGGTCGGCGCGCAAGGCATGGCGCAATTCATGCCCGCGACGGCGCGCTGGTGGTGCGAGCTGCGCCGCATGAGCCCCGCCGAGTGCCAGCCGAGCAACCCCACGTGGGCGCTGCGCTCGCTGGTGGGCTACAACCGCTGGATCTGGGAGCGCGTGCCGGTCAGCCACCCGGGCGACCGCATGTGGGCCACGCTGCGCGCCTACAACGGCGGGCTGGGCCACTGGCAAGCCGAGGCCCGCAACGCCACCGACAAAACCCGTGCCAGTATCGACGCCGCCTGCGGCACTGCCCGCCGGCATGTGAGCCACTGCCGGGAGAACCTCGGCTACCCCGACCGCATCATGCGGGTGCTGCAACCCCGCTATGCCGGCTGGGGGCCAGGACTTGAGGTGTCGCCATGATCGCGCTGCCGTCACGCACGATGCTGTGGGCCGCAGCCGTTACTGGTGCGGTGTTCGGCGCCCTGGTCGGCGTGGCAGTAACGGAGGGCCCTGCCCGGGTGCGGGTTGCTGATGCAAAGGCCAAGATTGCCACGCTCGAGCGCGACCACGCCCGCGATGCCTTCGCCCAGGCTGATGCAAACAGTGTTGCACTCGCAACAGCCATCGCCCACGGCAACACGCTCAGCCGCAGGCTCTCCAGCGCCCGAGCCGAGGCCGCGCGCCTGAAAAAGGGTTTTCAGAATGAAATCGATCAACACACTGACGGCCGTGTGTGCCTCTCTGAGCCTGCTCTGCGCGTGCTCGAGCGTGCCGCCGGCCTCGCCATCGATCTGCCCCCCGCCACCGGCGTCGCTCACCGAGCGGATGCCGGCCACGTTGCCACCGATGCTGACGTCGCCGCATGGGCGCTCGCCGCCGGCGATGCCTACGCCGAGTGCGGCCGCAGGCTCGATGCCCTGATTACCTGGACCGAAAAGGAGTCCGCGCAGTGAGCTTGCACCTACACCTTGAGCCCGTCATGTACGTCTGTCGCGGCTACACCGTCCCCAACGGCTACGAATACAAGCACGCCTATGAGCTGGTGCTGAGCATCTTCATGCTGGGCGACGGGCGTGCGCGCGTGTTTGCCGCCCATGGCGACCTGGACCGCGCCACCACCGTGAAGCTCGCCGCCGAGCTCGAGCAGCTGGGCGTGCACACCGTTCTGGTAAGCCGCCACGGCGTCGAGCAAGAGTGGAAGACCGGCCGCGCCACCGCCCCTGTCGCGCGGAGGGTGCCGTGAATATGGATCTCGACGCCGCCAAATTCTGGTTTCAGGTCGCGCAAACCCTCATCACGGCCGCGCTGGGGGTGTACGTGTACATCTCCAACCGCAACCGCGTCACCAACGAACGCATCAGCAGCCTGGAGCGAGACATGGACACCCGTATCGACGGCCACACCGAGCGCCTCGCCCGGGTGGAAAGCCGGCTTACTGCCGTGCCCACGCATGACGACATGGCGAAACTGGCCGACAAGATCAACCGCGTGGCCGAAGACACCAGCCGCATGAGCGGCGAGCTCAAAGGCGTGAACGACACCCTGCGGCTGATTCTCGCCCGCATTACCGACCGAGGTCTCAAATGAGCACTGCTGCGCAAAACATCGCCGAAATCGACCGCCGCCGCGCCATTCTGGCGGCCCTCATGGTCGCCCCCGCCTACATGATGCCCGCCCGCGGCCTGCGCGAGCAGATCGGCCTGGTCGGCTACGTGGCCAGCCTGGAAAAGCTGCGCTGCGACTGCGACATGCTCGCCGACCTCGGGCTCATCACCTGGCAAAACGATGTCGCCATCCTCTCCGATCGCGGTGCCGACGTGGTGCTGGGCCGCCTGCAGATCGGCGCCGTCAAGCGCCCCGAGCCGGGCCAGGTGTAAGCCGTGGCCCACAGTGAGGACACCCGCCGCGCCGTACGCGCGCGCTTTGTGTTCGACCAGCTCTCGCTCGAGGTGGCCGCGCCGATGCACGGCGTACCGATCGCCACCGCCCGGCGCTGGATTCGCGAGGCCCGCGCGGCGGGTGACGACTGGGAGAAGGCCCGCAGCGCCCAACTGATCGCCGGCGGTGGTATGGAGCAGGTGGTGCGCCAGACCATGGCCGCCATGGTGCAGCAGGTGCAGGCGACGATGGACGCCATCCAGAGCGCCACCGACATGCCCCCGGCCGCCAAGGTGCAGGCGCTGGCGAGCCTCGCCGACAGCTACAACAAGCTGATGGCCGCGAGCAAGCGCCTGATGCCCGAGACCGACCGCCTGGCGGTCGCCATGGACGTGATTTCCCGCTTCGGCGAGTTCATCGCCAAGCGCCAGCCGGCCCTGGCGGGGGCGTTCGTGGAGCAGATGGAGGCGTTTGGCGAAGAGCTTGCCAGGGCCTATGCATGACCCCCCAAACCCGTAAATCCTTCCTCGCCGACCTCGCCAACCTCGCCGCGACCCTGCGCACGCGGATCGAGGCCGAGGTCACCGGGTTCGACCCGGACCCGGCCGAGTGCCAAAAGCGCCGCAAGCAGGCCCATGCCGACTTCGAGTTCTTCATCGGCACCTACTTCCCGCACTACATCCGCAGCCCGCACAAGTCCGCGCTGCACAACTACCTGTTCACCCGCCTGCCCGAGATCGTCGCCAGCGCTCAGGGTGAGACCGATGCCATCGCGGCGCCGCGGGGCGAGGCGAAGTCGACCCTGGTCAGCCAGCTGTTCGTGTTGTGGTGCATCCTCACCGGGCGCAAGCGCTACCCGGTGATCGTGATGGACAGCATCGACCAGGCCTACCCGATGCTCGAGGCGATCAAGGCGGAGCTGGAGTTCAACCCGCGGCTTGCGATGGACTTCCCCGAGGCCTGCGGCCAGGGCCGCGTGTGGCAGGCCGGCACCATCGTCACCCGGGGTGATGTGAAGGTGCAGGTGGCGGGCTCCGGCAAAAAACTGCGCGGCCTGCGGCATGGGCCGTATCGGCCGGATCTGGCCGTGCTCGACGACATCGAGAACGACGAGCAGGTGCGCAACCCCGACCAGCGCGACAAGCTGCAGGCCTGGGTGAGCAAAACGATCCTCCCGCTGGGTGGCGCCGGGGCCAAGTTCGACGTGGTGTATATCGGCACCATCCTGCATTACGACTCGGTGCTCTCGCGCACGCTGGCGAACCCGATGTGGCGCACCGCGCGCTTCAAGGCGCTCATCCAGTGGCCGGACCGCCTCGACCTGTGGGGCCGCTGGGAGGAAACCTTGCGCAACGCCGGCGAGCCTGCCGCCGAGGCGTTTTATCAGCAGCATGAAGCCGAGATGACCGCCGGCGCCGTGGTGAGCTGGCTCGCCCGCCCGCTGCTGGCGCTGATGAAGATCCGCGCCCGCGATGGCCACGACACGTTCGACTCTGAGTATCAGAACGACCCGGTCGCGGGCGATAACGCCCCCTTCGCCGGCATCATCCAGTTCTGGGTCAATCGCCTGGCCGACTGGCTGTTTTTCGGCGCGTGCGACCCGTCGCTGGGCAAAGCCGGTGCCAGCCGTGACCCCTCCGCGCTGCTGGTGGGCGGGCTCAACCGCGAAACCGGCGTGCTCGATGTGGTCGAGGCCGGCATTCGCAAGCGCCTGCCCGATCGCATCATCGAAGACGTGATCGCCTACCAGGCGGAGTACCACTGCCTGTTGTGGGTGATCGAGACGGTGCAGTTCCAGGCGTTTCTGTATTCGGAGCTGGTCAAGCGCGCCGCGGCCCGGGGCATTCCCGTGCCAGCCCGCGGGGTGCAGCCGATCACCGACAAGCTGCTGCGCATCGAGAGCCTGCAGCCGCATGTCAAAAACGGGCTCATCCGCCTGCACCCCAGCCAGACCACACTGATCGAGCAGTTGCGCCACTTCCCCAAGGCCGACCACGACGACGGCCCGGACGCGCTGCAAATGCTATGGATGGCCGCCACCACCCTGTCGGTGGGCACCGGCGGCTTTCAAAGCCTGGGCCGCCACGGCAAGCGCAGCGACGCCTTTGACGACATCGGCGGCTTTGATACGCGGAGAATGTTTTGAAGATCATCGACCAGCACGGCAACAAATTCGACACCGGCCTGCTGCGCGAGCCGCAGACCGCCCGCGTGGCCGCCCTGCAGAACGAGCTGGTGCAGTCGCAGCTCGACGGGCTCACCCCGGCCAAGGCCGCGCGCCTGTTGAAAGACGCAGACCAGGGCGACATCGTCGCGCAGCATCGGCTGTTTGACGACATGTACGACCGCGACGCCCACCTGCGCTGCGAGTTCGACAAGCGCCGCGGTGCCGTGGTGGGGCTCGACTGGCGCCTGGTGCCGCCGGCCGACGCCACCCCGGCCGAGAAGAAGTCCGCCGCGATGGTCGAGGCGCTGCTGCGCGATGCGGTCGACGACCTCGAAGACGTGTTGCTGTGCATGATGGACGGCATCGGCCACGGCTTTGCCCCGATCGAGCTCGAGTGGCAGCGCTGGGGCGATGAGTGGATTCCCAAGTTTCACCCGCGCCCGCAGAGCTGGTTTCGCACCGACACCACCCGGCGCGAGCTGCGCCTGAACGACGGCAGCGGTGATGGCGCGGTGCCCACGCCAATGGGCTGGATCATGCACGCCCATGCCAAGGCGAAGACCGGGTACATCGGCCGCATGGGCTTGTATCGCGCGGTGCTGTGGCCGTTCCTGTACAAAGCCTACGCCATCGGCGACTTCGCCGAGTTCCTCGAGACCTACGGTCTGCCGATCATCGTGGGCAAGTACATGAGCGGCGCAACCCCGGATGAAAAGTCGAGCCTCATGCGGGCCGTGGCCGCGCTGGGGCATGACGCCCGCGCCATCATGCCCAGCGGCATGGAGCTCGAGATCAACAAGATCACCGGCGGGGGCGAGGGCTCTCACCACCTCAACATGGTCGCCTGGGCCGAAGGTGCGCAAAGCAAGGCGGTGCTGGGCCAGGTGCTGAGCGCCGAGGCCAAGGCCACCGGCATGGGCTCGGGCGTGGCCAGCCTGCACCGCGAGGTGCGCGCCGACATCCGCGAGGCCGACGCCCGCCAGATTGCCGGCACGCTGACCCGTGACCTGGTGTATCCGCTGCTGGTGCTCAACGGGGGCGGGATCGAGAGCTATCGCCGCTGCCCGCGCTGGGAGTTCGACCTGGGCGACGCCGAAGACATCACCGCCTATGCCGAGGCGCTGCCCAAGCTGGTGGGGGTCGGCATGCAGATCCCCGCCAGCTGGGCGCATGAGAAGTTGCGCATCCCGTCGCCCGAAGCTGCAGAAGAGGTGCTGTCGATGCCGCGGCCCGAGATGGCCGCCCCGCCGGCGCTGCGGACGCAGCCTCCGGGCGCAGCCACCTCTGCGCGCTGGCGTGCTGCGGCAGTGGCGGCGCTCAGCACGCCGGCCGGGTCGCCGGAGGCTGCCGACCCGGCAGACCAGATCCTCCCCGGGCTGGCCGCGCAAGCGCAGCCCGCGCTCGACGCCTGGCTGGGGGCCATCGAGCAGATGGTCGCCCAAAGCATGAGCCCCGCCGAGATCCAGCAGCGCCTGCTGGCCATGTATGGCGACCTGCCGGTGGAGCAGCTGGTGGAGATCATGGCCCAGGGCTTCGCCCTGGCCGCCCTGGTGGGGATGGACGATGTAACGGACGGCCGCTAGCATGCCCACCTCGCCCACGCTCGAGAGCGTGATTCGCCAGCCCTTCGCCGAGCAGATCGAGTTCTTCCGCAAGAAGTTGAACCTGCCGACCGAGCGCTGGGATGACATCCTGGAGGCCGCGCACGACCGCGCCTTTGTGGTGGCCGGCGCAGCCAAGGCCGATCTCCTCAACGACCTGCGCCAGGCAGTCGAGAAGGGCATTGCGGACGGCACCACGCTGGCCGAATTCCGCAAGGACTTTCGCGCCGCCGTCGATAAACACGGCTGGAAGGGCTGGACCGGGGAAGACACCCAGGCCGGCGAGGCCTGGCGCACCCGCGTTATTTTTGAGACCAACCTGCGCACCAGTTACGCCGCCGGTCGTTACGCCCAGCTCACCGACCCCGATCTGCTCAAGGTGCGCCCGTTCTGGCGTTACGTGCACAGCGACATCGCGCTGCGCCCTCGGCCGCACCACAAAGCCTGGGGTGATTCGGGCCTGACGCTGCGCCATGATGACCCGTTCTGGAGCACGCATTTCCCGCCGAATGGCTGGGGCTGCCGCTGCCGCATCACGGCCGTGCGCGCCCCGCGTGAAAACGACGCCACCACGGCGCCGCCCGGGTCTGACGCCATCAACCCGAAGACCGGCGCGCCGGTGGGTATCGACAAGGGGTGGGCGTATGCGCCAGGCGCGAGCGTGGCGGATGAGCTGCGCGCGTTCGCGCAAGCCAAGGGCGAGAGCCTGCCCGAGGAACTCGCGCGGGCTTTCCTGCTGTCTGTGTTGATCGAGCTACTGCGCGCGAGGCTATAACCATGGTCGCACCCATCGCCATCCAATACACCGGCGCTGAAGTGATCGACGCCCTGCGCCGCCTGCAGGCTGCCGTCGGCCCTGCCGGCCTGCGCCCTGCGTTGCTCGAGATCGGCGAAGAGCTCACCGAATCCACCAAGCAGCGCTTCACCGCCGGCCAGGCGCCCGACGGCAGCCCCTGGGCGCCCAATACCGCCACCACGCTCGCCAAAAAGCGCGGCAGCCGGCCGCTGATCGATAGCGGCATCCTCGCCGGCGGCATCGCCTACCAGCTGGTGGACGGCGGAGTCGAGATCGGCAGCAGCCGCATCTATTCCGGCACGCAGCAGTTCGGCGCCAAGAAGGGCCAATACGGCCGCACGGCACGCGGCGCGCCGATCCCCTGGGGCGACATCCCGGCGCGGCCGTTTTTGGGCGTTTCGGATGCTGACGAGCAGACCATTCTGGGCATTCTCGCTGACCACCTCAGCCAGGCGGGGGTGCGGTAAAACTGCCGACGCGTTAAAACGCGTTTTGAGCGGTTTTGTGTGCTCGCCCTGCCGTCGGTATTGCTTAGGTGGTGTTAGCGGCTAGTAACGGTACGGTAACGGGGTCAGTGATGATTCCGGATTGGATGGACGTGGCCTGAATCACGCCGAGAAGAGCGCCACCTGTCCTGTAGACCGTCACCCGCCCCTGCGACCCCCTCCGAACTTCTTCACCTTCCGCAGCGCACCCCCCGCCGACGAACATCGTCGGCATGCCACACAAAACACCCCACCGTCACCCGCAAGACCCTCACCCCCTCGCCGCCTGCGCGCTGCGGGTGCGTGCCGGTGATGCGCGCATCCGGCTGATTCCCGCCGGGCAGTTCGACGCCCCCCGCGGCGCGATGGCGGGCCGTGGGCCGTGGCGCTTGAGTGCCGAAGGCGCGCGCCGGGTGATCGCCGCCAACGCGACCCGCACGGCCGACATCCTGATCGACTTCGAGCACCAGGCGCTGCGCGCCGCCGACAACGGCTTGCCGGTGCCGGCCTCGGGCTGGATCGATCCGCGCTCGCTGAGCTTTGTGGCCGATGGCGACGAGCCCGGTCTGTATGGCGCCGTGACCTGGACGGCCGAGGCCGCGCAGATGATCGCGGCCGACAAGTACCGCTATCTGTCCCCGGTGTTTCCGTATGACCCCGACACCGGCGAGGTGCTTGACCTTGCCCATGTTGCGCTCACCAACACCCCTGCAATCGACGAGCCGATGCTGGCCGCGCTGTCTGCGCGGGCGTCGGCTGCTTTTCCCACTGGCCATTCCGGCCACCCCCACCCCAGCCAGGAGACCCCTGCCGTGAACGAAACGCTCAAGGCGCTGCTCGCAGCGCTCGGCCTGCCCGCCGACACCACCGAGGGCGACGCCCTGGCCGGTGTCGCCGCGCTCAAGACCCGCGCCGACCAGGCGCAATCGCAACTCGCAGCCTTGTCTGCCGCCACGCCCGATCCGGCCAAGTTCGTGCCGATCGCGGTGGTGCAGGGCTTGCAATCGAACCTTGCCGCGCTCTCTGACCGGCTCAACAGCCGCGAAGTCGACGAAGTGGTCGAGGCTGCGCTGTCGGCCGGAAAGCTGCTGCCCGCCCAAAAAGACTGGGCGACCGATCTCGGCAAGAGCAACCTCGCCGCACTCAAGCAGTTTGTGGCCACCGCTCACCCGATCGCCGCGCTCGCCGGCACTCAGACCGGTGGTGCCGCCCCGGGTGGTGCCGACGGCAACGCGCAGACCGATGCCCAGCTGGCCGTGTGCCGCGCCCTGGGGCTGTCGGCCGACGAGTTCACCAAAGCCAAGATGGGAGCCTAAGCCATGGCCGCACTCACCCAAGCCCGTAACACCCCGCTGAAGCACGGCGAGATCTTCGCCTTCCCGGTCAAGGCCAACACCACCGTCCACCAGGGCAGTCTGGTGGTGCTCGATGCCGGCTATGCAGCCCCCGGCCGCGTCGCCACCGCGCTGATCGCCGTCGGGCGTGCCGAAAGCACCGCCACCGCCGTGGCGGCCGGCTCGGCCGTGGTCGAAGTCCGGCGCGGCATCTTCAAGTTTGGCAACAGCTCGGCCGGTGACTTGATCGCCCAGGCCGATGTGGGCGCCGACTGCTGGATCGTCGATGACCAGACCGTCGCCAAAACCAACGGATCGAGCGCCCGCAGTCGTGCCGGCAAAATCGCCGCTGTCGATGCTGACGGCGTGTGGGTCCAGATCGGCCTCGGCCTGTAACAGGAGCAGCACACATGTTGATCACCCCGCAAAACCTCACCGCCCTGGCCCAGGGTTTCAACGCCGCGTTCCTGCGTGGCTTCGGCACCGTGGCGCCCACCTGGAACCAGGTGGCGATGCTGATCCCCAGCACGTCGGATGCCGAGAACTACGGCTGGATGAAAGACCTGCCCGGCATGCGCGAGTGGGTCGGCCAGCGCGTCTACAACAACCTCGAGGCCACCGCTGCGCAGCTGCGCAACAAGAAGTGGGAGAACACGATCGCGGTCAAGCGCGATGCGATCGAAGACGACAAGCTCGGCATCTATTCGAACGTGTTCGCGATGCAGGGCGAGCTCGTCGCGCGCCACCCCGATGACCTGGTGTGGGGCCTGCTCGCTGCCGGCTTCACCACCACCGGTTTCGACGGCCAGTATTACTTCGACACCGACCACGCCAGCTACAACCGCGCCAAGGCCGAGGTGAGCTGGAGCAACACCCAAGGCGGCAGCGGTGCGCCGTGGTTCCTGATGGATCTCTCGCGCGCCTTCATGAAGCCGATGATCTTTCAGGAGCGCAAGAAGGCCCAGTTCGTGAGCCGCACCCGCCCGGATGATCCGCATGTGTTCGACCACGACGAGTTCGTGTTCGGCGCCGATGCCCGCTACACGGCAGGCTTCGGCTTCCACCAGCTGGCGGTCGGCTCCAAACTCGCGCTTGACGCCACCAACTACGAGGCCGCACGCGTTTCGCTGGCTGCGCAGTTCCGCCCGGACGGCTCGCCGCTGGGGGTGATGCCCACCCACCTGGTGGTCGGCCCCAGCAACGAGGCCGAGGCGCTCGAGCTGCTCAACGCCGAGCGCAACACCGCCGGCGCCACCAACGTGTGGAAGGGCACCGCGCAGCTGATCGTGTCGCCCTGGCTCGAGTAAGCACCATGGCCAGCCACAAGCACAAAACCGCCCAAGGGGCGGGCTCGGCCGGCGGCGCTGTGGAAACTGGCGCCGGCACCAATACAACCACCACCGAGGCCGTAGGCCCGGCGCCCGGGGCGATGGCCTCGGGCGCCGCGACAGAGCCGCCCGGCGTAGCCGAGGCTGCGCGCGAAGACCTCGCGCGCCAGGCCGAGGCGGTGACTGCGCCCGGTGGCAGCGTCGAAGAAGTCCTCGGCCAGGTCATCCACGGCATGCTCGACGAGGCCGTGCTGCCCGTCACGCACCTGCGTGTGCGAGCCACCCGCGAGGGTTTTCGCCGCTGTGGTCGCGCCTGGAGCGTGGCCGAGCAGCGGGTCAGCGCAGACGAGTTCAGCGAAGACGAGATCCTGCGCATGCTCACCGACCCCGACCTGGTCGTGGTGCCGGAGTGCGGCCCACTGGCTGAGATCGAGTAAGCCGCGATGCCCTACGCCATCCTGCAAGACCTGATCGACCGGTTTGGCGAGCGCGAGATTGCCCAGATTGCCCAGGGCGCCGCGCTTGACGTGATCGACGCCGACCGGGTCGAGCGGGCCATCGACGACGCCTCGGGCGAGATCGACGGCTATGTGGGCACGCGTTACCCGCTGCCGCTCGAGCCTACGCCGACGTTACTGCGGCGCATCGCCTGCGACATCAGCCGTTATCGGCTGTATGACGACGCCGCGCCAGAAGAGGTGCGCAAGCGCTACGAAGACTGCGCCCGGGTGCTGCGCCACATTGCAGACGGCACGGTGAGCCTGGGCGAGCGCCCTGGCACGCCGACCATTCCGCAGGTTTGCGAGGTGCTCGAAAACTCGGGCGGTGCGCTGTTTCGCCGCCGGCCGGGCGGGGGGCTGCAGTGACCACGTTCTTGGGCCTCGAGCCCCTCATTGTGGCGCGCCTGGACGCGCTCGTGCGCGATGCCCTGGGCGTGCATGTGTTGAGTACGGCCGACCTCGCAGCCACGACCGAGGCCAGCCTGCCCAAGCCCAGCGTGCGCGTGGCGTACGGCGGGCACCGCATCATCCAGGAGGCCGCACCCCTGCCGCCTGGCTGGGCGCATGTCGAGCAAACCTGGGTGGTGGTGCCTGCGGTGCGCAACGTGCGCGACATCAAAGCCGGGGCCGCACCGCGAGCCGACGCCAGCGTGCTGTGTGACGCCGTGCTCGATGCGCTTGACGGCTGGAATGCCGGCAACGGTTACGGCGCGCTTCGAAGCGCCACCCCGGGTTTTGCGCCCGCAACAATCGACGGCTGCACCTATGTGCCGCTCGCCTTTACAAGCCGTTTTCGGAGGACTACGCAATGCGCGTAACGCTGCTCAAACCCCACACCCACGCCGGGCGCGAATACCCCGCCGGCGCCACGCTCACGCTGCGCCCGGCCTCGGCCGAGTGGTTGATCGCCATCGGCGTAGCCCAGCAGACCCCCACCGACACCGACACCGGCAAGGCCGGCAAGAAGGAGTAACCCATGGCAGTCACCCCTGACACCTCGATGATCTGGACGGCCAACGGCCCCATCCAGATCGGAACCTTCGACATCGCCAATGGCCGCCCCGACTCCGGCTATCTGGTGGACGTCTATCGCGTAGGCTGCGGTAACAGCGCGCTCACCACCAACATCGCCCGCACCACCAAGGATTTGCAGGAAAGCTGCAGCGGCCAGCGCTTGACGCTCGCCCAGCTCGAGACCGGCAAGACCATGAGTGTGTCGCTGTCGATGTACCAGTTCAGCGGCCGCACGCTGGCCGCCGCGCTGTTTGGCGCCGCCGTAGTGGTCGAGTCGGGCACCGTCACCGCAGAGCAGCTACCCGAGCTCGCGCCCGGCGACTACTTCAACCTGCGCCACCCCAAAGCCAGCGCGATCGTCATTGAAGACAGCACTGCGGTGACGCCGCTCGTTTACGTCGCCGGCACCCATTACACCGTGGAAGACGCAGATCACGCCCGCTGCCGGCTGATCGCTCACCCTGCCGCGCATGTCGAGCCGTTGCGTGTCGATTATGCCTACGGCGGCTATGTGAATATCGCCGCATTTGGCGCGGCCAGCGTCGAGCGCGGCATCATCTTCAACGGCGTGAACCAGGACGGCAAGAAAGGCCGGGTCATCATCCCGCGCATCGCGCTGGCCATGGACGGCGACTTCAGCTGGCTCACCAACGAAGAGGCGACGCTCAAGCTGTCGGGTGCCGGCCTGTATGTGCCCGAGCTCGTCAGCGACGGCAGCTACGGCGGCTTTGCCCGCGTGAGCTTGTTCGACTGACCCCGGGGCGACGCGTGAGTACCTACGTCCACAAGATCGGCGCCACGCTCGACCTGGTGGGCGCGCTCGCGCTCGATGGCCAGCCGCAAAACATGACCGGCTGGCTCGCCCGCAGTCACCTGCGCGGCCCGGCCGGGGTGATCGAGCTCAACTGCAGCTGGCTCGATGCCGCCGCCGGGGTGCTGTCGATCGGCGCCCTGGCCACCGAGCAGGCCGCGTGGGCGCCCGGCCGCTATGCGGTCGATGTGCGCCTCGAGGCGCCCGATGGCACCGTGCTGATCTCGAACAGCCGCGATGTGCAGCTGGTGCAGGCGGTCACCCAATGAGCGCCCGCTGCAAACTCACCCTGAGCCTGGCCGGCGACTGTCTGTCATTCGGTTTTGCCCCGGTGCTGCGCGGCGAGCCCGGCCCGCCTGGCCCACCCGGCCCCCCGGGCGACGGCTCCGGCGGCGCGATCACGCCCGAGAGCATTGGCGCCCTGGCGGTAAGCCTGCGCCTGGCGGAGTTCGACGACGAACCCGCCAAAGCGGCGGCCCGGGCAAACCTCGGCCTGCAAACAATCGACGGCGGCACGTTCTAGCCCCACACCAGGAGTAATCGCACCATGGCACGCATCCAACTCAAACGCGGCATCAAGGCCAACCTGCCCACCAGCGGCATGCTGGCCGGCGAGCCGCTCATCACCACCGACCGCGGCACCCTGCACGTGGCCACCGACGCCACGACCAAGCTGGCCGTGGTGCCGGCGATCGACGATCTGTCGACCGCGGGCGCGATCAACGGCGCGACCGATCTGCTGATCATTCACGATGCCGACGCCACCGGGCAGAAAGAGCGAAAAGTTACGTTCGACACGTTCAAGGCGGCGCTGGCGATCCCCGCAGGCGCCACCGACGAACGCGTCGCCGTCATCTCAGGCGGCGCACCCGGCTTTTTGTGGGGCACCGACGGCACCGACGGCGTGCTGCGCATGGCGGCGAGCATGAGCTGGACCAAGGACGCCGGTAACGCCTTCGCAACGCTGGCGGTCGAGACCGTCGATGGCGGTACGTTCTAAGCCGCCATGGCCCAGATCCGCATCAAGCGCGGCACCCTCGCGCAACTCAACGCCGCAGCCACGGCCGAAACCCTGGCCGCCGGCGAGCCCTACCTGGTCACCGACCGGGCGCAACTCGCGGTGGGCACCAGTGACGGCGCCTATGCGCTGGCCGCGCGCGAGGCGGACCTGCTGCTGCCGCGCTCCGTGTATGACCTCGGCGTGGTGGCCGGCGCGGTGGCGGTCTCGCTGTATTTTGGGCACCTCATTACGATGACCCTCGCCGGGAACATCACAATCACGCTGCCGGGCGTGGGGGCCGGCATCACTGAACACCTGACCCTGCTGCTGACCAACGACGGCACGGCCGGGCGGTCGATCACGATACCCGGCATCGTCTGGCTGGGCGGTGTTGCGCCAACCTTCGACACCGCAGCGAGCGCGCGCAACATCATCGTGCTGCGAGGCACGGCAGCCGGCTGGATCGGCGACGGGGGCAGGGCATGATGTACTACCAAACGCCCGACGGCGACCCGACCAGTCGCGTGCAGACGCTCATCCCCAACGTCATCAGCCCGCAGTTTCTGACCGATGCCGAGCTGGCCGAGTACTACGACGTGGCCCGCTGCACCGTCGTGCAGCCCGCTGTCGAATGGTGGCAGCAACGCGGGGCACGCACGGTGGATACCTCGGTCACTCCGCACGTCATTTCATGGTCGGTCGAAGACCTGCCGCTAGAGGATGTGAAGGCGCTCGCCTGGGCGCGGATCAAGGGCGAGCGCGAACAGCGTCAGTCTGGGTTGATGCCCTACGTGTTTCCCGGTGATGTTGCAGGCAACGTCGAGATGACCGAGCGCGCCAAGGCCGACCTGACCGCTCAGACCACGGCGGCAGTTGGCATGATCGTCGCGGGCATCCCCGGCAACCTCGTCTGGACCAGCTTTGAAAACGTCACGCACTCGCTCACGCCTGCCGAAATGCTCGCACTCGGGTTCGCGGGTGGGCAGTGGGTTGCAGCGATACACGTCGAGTCTCAGACCCTGCGAGCACAGATTGACGCCGCACAGACCGTGGCTGAGGTTGTTGCTGTGCAGTGGGGTGAGTGATGTCGATTGAGTTCGTTGCCGCTGTTGCCACTCCGGGCGCGACTGTATCAGTGATTGTGCCCGCCCGGCTCGCAGGCGACCTGATTGTGATCTTCGCGCTGCGCACGTCGTCGCAGTTAGACCTTGGGACACCCAGCGGATACACGTCGCTGTACGCAGGCACGTCCGCGAGGCTCATCTATAGATTTGCGCCGTCAGACGGCGACGAAAGTACCGTTACAGTCTCCGACGGCCAGCGGAGCGTGACTGCAATCTACCGAGGGGTCAACACCGATACCCCGTTTCAGAATGTCGCTGCAGCAGGGCGGCTTGCACGCACAGTATTTTCAGTCGGCACTATGCCGGGGACAGACCCCGCAATGGCTAAAGTTGTGTCGATGTTCGTATCCGGCACCACGACCAGCATTTTGTCTGACCCGCCGCTTGCTGGGTTCACAACGCGAGCGTATGGCGTGAGCGGTTGGGTAGGCGACCTAGATGCGTCTGAGTTTGCTGGCGTATCAAGCGACACGTTTACATCGACAATCTGCGGGGCCGCACGGTTCGGTTTGGTGCCAGCAGAGGGCGATGCGCCGGTGCGCAGGCGCTCGCCGCTCATGCTGACGCCGTGGTGACGTGACAATCAGCTAGGGCTGCTCCAGCCCGAATCGCTTCACCTTCCGCCATTCCCCGCGCGCGCGCGAGACTGGCGCCATGGCCAATCTCGTCACCCGAATCCTGATTACCGCGCGCGACGAAGCGTCGAGCGTGTTCAGCAGCCTGCAGGCCAAGGTGGCCGGTGTGGCTGCGGCGATCGCGGGCTTTTTCGGGGTCGCGCTGTTCAAGTCGAGCGTCGACAGCGCTCGTGATTTTGAAAGCGCGATGTCTGCCGTGCAAGCTGCGGCTGGCGCCACGGCTGCAGAGCTGGCCGAACTCAGAGCAGCGGCGAAAGAGGCCGGTTCAAGCACCCAGTACAGCAGCGTTCAGGCCGCCAGCGCCCTGGAGGAGTTGGTCAAGTCAGGCTTGAGCGCCGCCGATGCTGTCAAAGCACTGCCGGCCGCATTGGACCTGGCCACGGCTGGCAGTGTGGGCCTGGCAGAGGCAGCGGGTTACATCACGCAGGCCGTGGCCGGGATGAGCCTGAGCTTCGAGGACGCGGGGCGGGTGGCGGATGTGCTGGCGCAAGGCGCCAACGCCACAAAGACCAGCGTGGAGGGACTAGGCCAGGCGTTGAGCTATGCCGCGCCGATCGCCAACAGCTTGGGATTGAGCCTCGAGGAAACCGTCGCCTACTTGGGCAAGTTCGCTGATGCCGGCATTGACGCAAGCCGAAGCGGGACAGCCCTGAATGCAATTCTGGCGCAGTTCATTGACCCATCATCGAAGTTCAGTGAGGCGTTGCGCAACTCGGGGATCCGGACGCGCGATTTCAACCAGGCAATTCGTGAGTTGGCCGCAGCCGGGCCGCGTGCAAGTGAAGCGCTTTTGGCGGTCGGCACTGAGGCCGGGCCGGCCCTGCGCGCATTGCTGAACCAGGGCATTGGCTCGCTCGACGAATTGGTGGAGAAGCTTGAGAAGTCCGGAGGCAGCGCGCGGACTTTCGCGGGCATTGTTTCGAAAAACCTCGACGGTGCCTTGAAAGGCTTTAGCAGCGCGTGGACGTCGCTCAAGGAAGACATTGGAACGCCGGTCCTCGACACGCTGGCGCGCCAAGTCAGCGCGCTGTCTGATCGGGTGCGTGCGTTCGTCAAAGATGGCACTGCAACTGCGTTTGGCGGCGCCTTTAAGGCTGCGTTCGAGGCCGCTGGAAAATGGGCGGAGGAGTTCGCCAGAAAGATCGATTTCACGCAGCTACACGCCAATATGCGGGCCTTCGCTGCGGATATGCAGGCGTGGTTCACCGACATCGGCAACAACGCCACCACCGCCGGCAACGTGCTCAGCCTGGCCTGGGCGGCCATGGGCACCGGCCTCGCCACGGTGAAAACCGCGATTTACAGCCTGGGCGCGGGCATGTCGTGGCTGGCGTCCGCATTCCTGGCTGACCTGGCCAAGATCACCGATGGGCTGGCGAAGATCACGTTCGGCGATCTTTCGGCGGGCTTTAGCCAGGCCGCCGAGCGCATGCGCGAAGAGGCCCGCGCAGCCTATGCGGTTTATGAGGAATTCACGGCCAAGAGCGGCGAGGCCTTCGCTGGCATCGCCGAGGGCGCAGAAGAGGTCAACGCAGCCTGGGCAAGGGTGAATGAATCGGCGTCGGCCGCAGCCCCGGCGGTTGAGCAGGTAAAAACGGCTGCACTCGGCGCCAGCGACGTGATGCAGGCGCTTGGAGGGACCGTAGTTGGTCTTGGCACAAATCTCGCGGACTTAGGCGTTACCAGTCAGCAAGTGGCTGCCCGGCTGGCTGAGATTTCTGCTCAGACCGGGGTGGCCGTCACGAGCTCCCGCCAACTGCACGATGCTGTGATCGAGGGGGCGATCGCGTTCGACGCAGCGACCGGCGCCTGGAGCAAGGGTGCAGGCCAGCTGTCCGACGTCAACGCCGCCTTTGCCGCCGCCGACGTGGCCATGGTCGGCTTCAAGCAGGGGCTGGTCGACAGCGCCGCCGGCGCCAAACAGCTCGGCGACCAGTCCGGCGACATCGCGGCAAAGATTGCCCAGCTGACCGCCCAATACAAGGAATTCATCGCCGCCGGCGACACCAAGGGCGCTGCCAAGGTTTTTGTCGAGATGCAGTCTGAACTCGACAAAACCAAGGTCAAAGCCGAAGACACGGCCGAAGCCGTCGATGCTGCATTTACCCGGCTGGGTGTGAAGTCGTCGGAAGAGATGAAGCGGGTTGCTGAGAGCTATCGACGCGACTATGAAATCATCCGAAGCAGCGGCACGGCATCAGCTGAAGACATCGCCGCAGCATACGACGCATTCGTCAAAGCCGCGATCGCGGGCTCGAACGCCATTGTCCAGAGCATGCGCGGCATTGAGGCCCCTGCGGGTGCCATTGCGACTGAGCTCGAGCGTGCGGTCGGAGCTGCGAGCGGCCATGAGCTTGACGCGCTTGTCGATAAAATCAATGCGCTCGCTGCTGTTGGGAAGCTCAGCAGCACAGAAGTCCGAGGGCTCGCCGCCGCAGTCGAAGAGGCTCGTGATAGAGCTGAGGACGCAGTTCCGGGCATTCAGTCGATCGGCGAGGCGTTCCGGAAGCTTGGCGTCGAGTCTCCCGAGAGCTTAAAGCGCACAGCAGATGCGGCCGAAGAGGCTTTTGACTTGATCCTTTCGGGGGGCCGCGAAGTCAAGGACCAGCTGCCGGCAGCGTTCGAGGCCTACGCGAACGCTGCAATCGCGGCAAACGGTGGCGTAGCAGATGCCACTATCGAGGCACAGGCAGCGCAGTACGGATTCAAGGTCGAGACGGACGAAACCGGCAAGTCGATCGTCCGATCGATGAAAGAGTCTAAAAAAGCCACCGAAGCGCTGGCCGAATCGACCGAGGGGGCCGCCGACGGCATGGGCGACATTGCCGAGGCCGCCGACGATGCCGGCGAATCGCTGATGGGCGCGCGCAACTCGGTCGCCGATGCAGTCGAGACCACCAAGGGCGCGAGCGTCGCCTGGCTGTCGGCTGCGGACGCGAGCAATCAATTTGCCGCTGGCGCCAAAGAGGCCGGCGACCGCGCCTATCAGGCCGCGCTGGCAATGGGCAATGCCGGGGGCAGCATTGAGTCGTGGACGCGATACCTCGGCTCGGCAATCAAAGCCGCTCAGGGCGCAGCCCAGGGCTACATCAACATGATGGAGTCGCTCGAGCGCCAACAGGCCGCGCTCACCAGCAGCGGCGCGAGCGGGCTGGAAGACCTCAAATTCCGTTGGCTGGAACTCAACGGCACCGAAGACCAGATCGCCAAGGCCCGCCAGGCGCGCGACGAGGCCAACGTTCAGCGCCAGATTGCGCTGCTGCAGATCGAGGCCAAGCGCGCCGCGCTCAACGGCGACGGCGCCCTGGCCAAGCAGCTCAAAGACGAAATCGCGCTGATGAAAGAGCAGCTGGTGTGGCTCGACAAGATTTTCAAAGAAGAGGAAAAGCAGCGCAAGGCGCGCGAGCAGGAAGCCGAAAAAGAAGAAAAGCGCCGCGAGCGCGAGCGCCGCGAAGCCGAGCGCAACCGCAACAAGCCCAGCGACGATAGCGATAGCGACAGCAGCCCCACGCCGAGCCGGCCCAGCAGCAACGCCGGCGGCAGCAGCCCCAATATCGGCGGCAGCAACAACAACACTCCACCCACCCGCCCGGTCCCCCCGACCGGCCCCATCGTCAATGTTCATATCGGGGGCGTGCTCGACGTGCAAGACCACGCCACGCTCGACTCGCTCGCGCGCAAGCTGCGCCCCGTTTTCGCCAATCTCGATCGCAAAGGGTTCTAAATGTCGGTCAACCGCATCCTGTGCAACCACACCAACCAGGCTCGTGCGGCCGTCATTGCCGCCAGCGCGCAGCGCCCGAGCACCGACATCCGGCTGCTTGGGCAGCAGCGCGCGGGGGGTGGGCGGGTGGTGGTGGGCGGGGCGTATACCGGGGCGGCCGACACCGACATCGAGGTCGAGGTGCTCTCGGGCACAGGGGGCGAGCTCACGACCAGCGCGCCGGTGATTCGCGGGGTGGGCAATGGCGCGCTGGCGGTCACGGCGTTCGACGCCGCGGCGCAGCCCGAAACCCTCACCGTGGCGCTGCTCGACGCCGGCACGCCGCCCGAGCCTGCGCTGCTGGAGTTTTTTGGCGCGACGCTCAGCGCGCGTCACCCCGGCGCCAGCAGTAACGCGCTCGCGCTGGCAGTGACGCGCAACCTGACCACCAGCCCGCTGCCGTTCGCCACGCTCGAGGCCATTGCCGCCGATACCGCGCAGTTCGACGGCCCGGCGTGGGACTGGGGCCAGCCCCCGGCCACCGATGCAGGCATTCCGGGTAGCGCGCTGCGGGTGATGTTCGACGGCTTTCCGACGGTGCACCGCGCCTGGAAAAGCTGGGAGGGCGGGCGCTTCGTCTACCGGCTCGACCCGGCCGTGCCGTTCGCGGTGCCGGCCGACACACGCATTTTGGCGGTCGAGGGCGATTACACCCTGGTGCTGACCGATGGCACGGTGACCGAGACCTATACCGCCGTCACCGTGTACGACTTTCTGGCCCAGATCGAGGCCCGCAGCGCGCTCGCGGCTGTGCGCGGCGCCGTGGCGGCCGACCGTGCCCCAGGCGGCATGGCGGTCACGGACATTCCGCTGCGCACCGATGCGCACGCGCTGCCGGCCACTGGCCCGCGCGTCGAGGTGCTGAGTGTGGCGCCCGACGCGCCGACGCAAAACATCACCCTCGAATACGTGGGCACCGGCGCCTTGGCGTGGTCGGTGAGCGGTGGGGTGAGCGGCGTTTTGCCCAACGCCACAACCGGCGTGCTCTACCCCCATGGCCCCGTTGAGTTTCGCATTCCCGGCGCGGTGGCGGCGAGTGCGGCCCGCATTGGCGCCACCTTGGCGTTCGCGCCGCGCCAGCAGGGTGAATACCCGCCCAATGTGTGCTTCAAGCCGCTGCGCCTGGGCGCCGAGGCGGTCGACAAGACCGCGACATTTACCTACACCGAGCGCCCGCCGGCCGACTGCAAGTGCGAGAGCATGCGCCCGCTGCGGCTCGACAACAGCTTTCTGGGCCTGCCGCCCGACACTTCAGGAGGTGATGAATTGGATGATCCCGACTACGTCAGCCGCATTACGCAGCTGTACGCCTGGCGCGAGGCCTTCGTGCGCGCCAACACCAGCACGCCTGCGCCGGGCGTGCCCGACGATCCAGCCGAAGGGGGCACCCCGGGGTATTACGAAGAGACGATTACCGGCTATCGCGTGTTTCTGCAGGTGGTGGGTAGCGCCGGGGTGGTGGCCGGGTGGTATGCGCCGCTGGCTCAGTTCAGCACCCCTTTTACGCTGGAGGCCTCGGCGATCGCCTCGGCGGCCACCTTCGCGGTGGGCCGGCCGGTGTGGGGCACGGCAACGCCCAGCGCGCAGAACATGCGCACCCGCAATGCCGCAGGCGCCGAAGTGCAGCTGGCGTGGACCGGTGCGCCAGCCTTGGCAGAGCTCAGCCCGTTCGGCACTGAAGCGGGGACTGTGCTCAGCGTGGCCGCGATCGAGGTCAGGCCTAAAGTCACCCGGACATGGGTGCCCGGCACGCCCGGCGTGCCCGGTGCAGCCGGCAGCCCCGGGCGCAATTCATTTTTGGCGGAAACCCGCGACATCGAATTCGCGGATCTCGCGATCAGCGAGCTCGACAACGCGCTGCTGAAGATTGTCGCCACGGTCGGCGTGTCGAAAGCGGACGCGCTCGACGCCTGGGACGATTTGTTCACCGAGGTCAAATCCGACCTGAGCTGGATCGCGAGCATCCCCCAGCCCGACTATCACATCGACGACGCGCCCGAGGGCTGGACCGTCGAAAACGGCTTTATCGAGCGATACCGCGCGGTGCTCACGAACGTGCTGTTGCTCGTGGGGATATTCCCAAACGCTGATGCCAGCACCACAGCCGGGGACGGCTGCTGGCTAGACTATCCGGATGAGACCCATTGGTGGGTCGATGAGTCCGGCGAGTATCTCCCCGCATTTACCAACAAGCCCTATATCTCGGCGGCGCGTCATTCAGACGGCCGGGTGGTGTCGACGCGTGAGTTCGGCTTCGGCATCGTCACGCCGTGCGACCATCGGTTGCGCGAGGGCGACCGCATCACGATCAAGATCACCGGCACCGGGCAGGCCGGCTACAAGGTGGGCGACAAGATCGTTATCCCGGTGGTGGCGGCCCAGTCGGCCCCGTTCGTGGGCGGCTCGGATGGCGACCCCACCCAGACCTGGACGGTGCGCGGCACCCTCTCCGGGGCGCTGCCGGATTGGCTCTACCACCCGGCCGCGCCCACGCCCTATGCCCACGGCCCGGCCACGCTCACGCTCGCCGCCGGCGGCATTCCGTGGGAGGTGGGCGACAACATCAGCGTGTCGCTCGAGGGCGGCCGGCTGCGCTGGCGCCGCGATGGCGCGGCCTGGAGTGAGGGCGACCTCTACGGCGTGGCGCATGCGCTCGGCGATGGGCTCACGCTCACGACCCAGCCGGGTGCAGCGCCGTCGTTTGTGGCGGGTGATGCGTGGCAGTTTCGCGCCCTCGCCACCTACGGGGTGTCGCGCCTGCGCCAGCCGCGCATCGGCCAGGCGTTCGCGTGGGATGGTGCCACGGTGGTGCTCGAGGTCGACCTCGGCAGCGTGCGCCCGCTCGAGGCGGTGCTGCTGGCCCTGCACACCCTGCCGGGCAACTGCGTCATCGCCATCGCCGGCGGCGACGCGGCGCCCGACGAATGGACGGCCGCGCCGCTGTGGCACCCCAACGCCGTGCTGGCGGTGCTGCCGGCCGGCGCCAGTGCGCGCTATCTGCGCGTGAGCATCACCGGCGCCGGGGCCGGCGCGGCCATCGGCTGGCTGTGGGCTGGCCAAGGCTGGCAGCCCAGCGTGGGGGCGAGCGACCTCACCCTGCGCCGCCAGTATGGGCTGGCCCGCGGGCAGGGGCTCAACCCTGCCGCGCTGTATCGGGGCCGCGGCACCGGCGGCGCCTGGCGCTGGGCCATCGACCAGGGCGGGGCGCTCTTGGGCGACAACGCCGACGCCTTGATGGCCCTGATTGACCACACCGCCGAAAACGGCATGGAGCCGGTGTGCATCGTGCCCGACACCCGCGACCCGGCCCGTGCCGCGCTCGCGATCATCGACGTCGACGAGGTGGTGCTGACCGAACACAACAACTGGCAGTCGTCAAAATTGGTCGCCCCGGCCGTGTCGGTCGAGCTGCCCTTCAGGGCGGTGATCGCATGAGCGGCGCCAGCAGAAGCGGCTGGGTGCTGTATACATATGACGTGCTCCACGATGGCGCCTGGGTGCGCCAGCAGCATTTGACCGGCCCCATGGCAGGGCATCACCGGCCGGGCCTATTCAATGGGCCTGGCTACCGCAATGTGCATGCGCGCCGGCTCGACCCGGATTGCGCGGCGGATAACGCGTTGCTGGCCGCGGCCAACGCCACATGAACGCGACCCTAACCCTGTACACCCTGCCCCCGATCGAGCTCACCCGCGAGCTGCTCGAGCTGGGGCCGGCGCGCGCGGCCCTCAACGGCGAGGTGCCCAGCATCACCGTGACCCTCGACAACGCCCGCGGCGAGGCCGCTGCGCTGCTGAGCATGCCGCCGCTGCGCGCCCGGGCCGTGCTCACGCTCGACGGCGTGACGGTGTTCGACGGTCGCGTGCAATCCATCACCCTGGCCGACGTGGCCGTTTTGCAACTGGAGCAATAAGCATGAGCTACACCTGGCACGCCCCGGCGCTGATCGCCGCCCACACCGCCCTGCTTGCCCGCCTCGACACCGGCGGCGCGGCCCATTACCTCATCTACGACGCCGACGATGTGCTGCTGGCGAACTTGCCGCTCACCGAGCCGGCCGGCAGCGTCGATGCCGCCGGCGTGCTCACGCTCACCCCCGGCGCGCCCGAATCCAGCGCCCCGGCGGGCGGCGTGGCCAGCTATGCCGTGCTGGCCGCCGGCGACGATGCCGCGCTGTTGACCCAGTCGGTGGTCGAAGGCCTCGCCCCGGTGGCCGGCGCGGTGGCGATCAGCACGCTCAACATCGCCGCGGGGCAGTCGGTCGAGCTGCTCTCAGCGCAGATCGGGTAACGCATGGACGCGTGGCGCGGCTTTGAGTGGGTCAACGGTTACGACGGCAGTACGCCGTGGGGCACCGATGCCGGCAAATCATGGGACGGGCTGCCCAGCCTGCGCGCGGGGGCCATCCCCAACAACGGCATCAGCACACTCGCCACCGGCGTATTCACCAACACTGCGCCCGCCATGGCCTGGCTGCTGGCGGTCAGCAGCGAAAACAATTACGACTTTCTGCGCGTGCTGGTTGTCGACGCCGACAGCGGCAGCGTGCTCAGCACGCCCGTGTCGATCTCGGGTAATGCGAGCGGCTTCGCGTCATACGGCTTCGACCCCGCAGCGCTCGGAGCAGGCAATTACCGATTGCTGTTCCGCTACCAGAAAGACGTCTCATCTATTGGGGGGGCCGACACCGGCTGGATGGTGCCGCTCGAGGGCTTTCCACTCGTTGTGGCCAACGCTCTGGCCCGTGCCCCCGCTGCGCTGGGGGTGCCGGGTGCACGCTGCGCCCCGCAGGGCCGCGCACAGGCCCGTGCCCCCGCTGCGCTGGGCACGCCGCAGGGCCGGGCGGCACCGCGGGCGCGCTTGCTGGCGGTGGGGGCAACTCCACTCGGCAGTCCGCAGGCAGGGGTCGCCCCCCGCGCGCGCGCCCGTGCAGCGGTCGCCTCGCTGCTAGGTGCCCCGCGCGCTCGCGCGCGCCCGGTGCGCTTGCCGGCAGCCCTGGTCGACGCCACCCGGCCCGCGCGTCCGCTCGCCGACGCTTTGCCGCTGCGGCCCGCCGAGGCCCTGCCGACCTACCATTCCGCCGCCGCTGGACGCTGGCTACCGTGGGTGTATGGCCGCGTCACGCTCGCCCCGGTGCCGCTCGACGCCGCCGGGCTCGAGTGGCTGGTGGCCGACCACCCCATCGTGGCGGTCGAGCGCGTCAGCATCGGCGGCTCCCCCACCACCGGCTGGAAGTTGGTGCAGCGCCTCGACGCCACCGCCACCGCCGTGGCCGTGCTGCGCCTCACCCAGGCGCCACAGGCCGGGCAGGCCATCGCCGTCACGGTGCTCGGCCGGCGACACCCCGGCACCGGCGCCGCCCTCGAGCATCCGGCGGACATCGCCGCCGACCTGCTACGCCACAGCGGCTGGCCCGTGACCCCCGACGCGTTTCAAGGTCTGCGCGACGCATACCCCGGGCTGACCCTGGGCCTGGTGCTCGACACCGCGCAGCGCCTGCGCGAGGCACTCGCCGCCGTCATCGAGCCCATGGGCGCCGTGTGGCGTGCAGACCCGCCAGCCGGCACCCGCCGCGCCCCCGGACAACCCGTGGCCGTGCTCGACGTGGCTACCGTGGATGATATCCAGGCCAGCACCGACGCATCGCAACTCGCAGCCATCGCGCATGTGCGCTACGGTCACGACTGGGCTGCCGGTGCCGCGCGCGGCGCCCTCACGCTCACGGCGCCCGATGCGGTCGCGCTGTATGGTCCGGTCAGCATCACCCTCGACCTGCCCGCCGTGCGCACCGCCCGTGACGCCCTGGCCATCGGCAGCGCACTGCTCGCCCGCCGCGCTCAGCCCATGTGGTCGATCGAGCTCACGGTGCCTGACCGCCTCGCGCTCGCCCCCGGCGACACCGTCACGCTCGCCCACCCGCGTGTGCCGCAGGGCGCCGCGCTGGTACTCAGCACCGCACACGACCGGGCGCGTGGCACCCGCACGCTGAGCGTCGAACTGCCCGCCGGCACCGCCCCGCGCATCGAACTCACCCGCCGCGCCAGCGCCATCGACGCCGCCGTCAATCGCGACACGGTCACCTACCGCGACGGCGTGGCGAGCTTCACCGTGACCGACGACAACGGCGCCCCGCTCGCCGGCGCATCGGTGACGCTGGACGGCATCGAGACCCGCGAAACCGATCGCTTCGGGCAGGTCCAATTCCGCACCCCCCGCGGCGCCCACACGCTGACCGTGGTCGCCCGCGGCTTTGCCGCGTTCACCCTCGAGGTCATCGTATGACGGTCATCCAGCGCACGCCCAACCTGGGCATCAAGATCAAGCTGCAGCCCGAGCAGCAGGGCTGCGGTTGCAACGCGACCGGGGTCGGGTGGCTGGTGAAACCCATCTATGCGACCGGCGGCGAAGGAGCAGAGCGCTGGGCCGAGTGGCGAACCCCCGGCCTGAGTACCAGCGAGGCGGTCGGAATGGAAGACTCCGGTGGCTTTGGGTGGGCTGAGCAGCCCGCCCCTGAGACGTTCATCGGCACTGGGGTACCCGCCTATTACTACAATGATCTGCCAGCACCCCCGCACGTGTTTGCCGCCGCCGCGATCGGCCCCGAGGTGCGCGGCATCCAGTGGTCGGCCGAGCGGGTCGGTAGCGCGCAGTTCAGCATCGACATCGACACCAACGGCCCCGTCGCCTGGGTGACGATCAACCCGATCATGAATCCGCCGGTGGGCTACACGACCATCACGCTGACGGCGCGCTGTGGTGATTCAGTCGTGGGGCGCTTGCGCCTGCAGGTGAGAAACGAGGCCGCTTAGCGTTTGGATTAGGCGCAATTATCTTGCGGAATGCGCAAGCTGTCGCTGTGTCATTTATCGCGCAAATTGGCGTCAATTATCGCGCGCCGCTACACGAGGT